ATTAGCCTTTAAATTTAAAGCTGTTTGAGTAGCAGTACTTACTGGTTTACTAGCATCACTTGTATTATCTACATTCTTCAATCCAACATCAGCCTTTACTAATGTCACTACCCCAGTCTTACCTGCTACACTGTCTACAGCTCCAGATGTTATATACACATATGTACTACCACTCCATCTATACGCTTTATTAGTATCTAACGCAATGTATATCTTCCCAGATTCTCCTACTACAGGAAATACACTTAGACTAGCATATTCCAACACATCATCTACGTACGCAGGTAATCTAGCTGCATCAATTATACCACTTGTTATCTTACTAGCATCCAAACTAGGTATGTCACTAGCTGCTAATATTGTCCCAGTAACTACTTGCCCCTTATCATTAGTTAACACCTTAGTATATGTACCTGATGTCCCTACAGGTGCTATTGCTATTGAAGGAGTCCACCCTTCTCCAACAACTCCTGTCACTGTTATACCTGCCCCAGCTATTACACTGTTTACATAGTTTCCAGTTGTGTCCGTACCTAGTGCTACGCTATTAGGCTGTATAGTAGTACTTATATTAATATCTGCACTACCATCAAAGCTAACAGACCCTGCAACTTCTCCACTTATAATTACATTTCTAGGTGTAGTTAGTTTAGTGGCACTCAGTACATTCTTAGTTACATCAGCAGTGTTATCAGCATTACCTAATCCTACCTGTGCCTTAGTAACTCCGTGAGGGTTATCAACCCTAGCAACGTGAGTATCTACTTTTGAATCTACAGCCGTAACTTCAGACCTTTTAGCTTGAGCTATATTAGATGTACCAGTACCTACGTATACCCTTCCTACATCTCCACCAGTAGCATAGTTATCATAACCTAGCTCCCCTACTTGTAATAACGGCTTTACACCGTTTGAGTCTTGTTTAACAATCACACTCATCTATTCCTCCTACCATTCTTTTACTTGTGAATATCCATTCACTCTAACCATCAACGTACCGTTAGTATGTGAATGTACAACTGCAGCTATTTTCATGTTCAGTCCTGCAGGTGGTGTAGTAGCTAGTCCACTACCATTCGTATACAGCACATCACCATCACTCCACATACTTGTATCTATCCCTCTAATCTTACCATAGCTAGTTACAAACCCATCAGCATTAGATGCTATAGTTTCTGTAGCTATACCTAATATCATACTAGCATCTGCTACTCCATCATACGGAGCTACAACTAATCTACCACTATTTCCTATACTCCCTGTTAGCATTACTACAGTACCATCTGGTATACTGCTAGCCGTACCGTTCCTAACTAATGCAACGGTTTCTTGTCCAACTTGCAGTACCACATTATTATCTAATCCAATATCTGCAGTACGCTCATTAGGATTCCAAGTAATCTGCCCTGCACTTGCTACTAAACTAGTGTCTGTACTTAGACTCAACTTATTAACATCTGTTAGTACTTTATCTGCTTCGCTATATTTTATAGCATCACTTAGGTTCTTACCTACTGCTATGGTAACATCTGAATTAGTAAGGGCTACAGCTCCAGTCCTACCATTGAAGCTAAACACAGCCCCTTCTGCACTGAATGCTGCTGCAGTCCACTCAATTCCATCCCACAACTTTAATTGACCAATCACATCATTATAGTACATTGTCCCTACAACTAACGGATTACCTTGGTTGTCTACTACAGGATCTACACTCTTAGCTCCTAGAAATATTATCTGTACAATATCTGCACTTTCCTTAGCTATCTCACTCTTTTCTACTGCGATGTCCCTAGCATCTTCAACTACTATTTTATCTGTAGCTACTTGAGCAGCAGCAGCTAATATAATTTGTTTGTTTTCTTCTGTTATATCTATTGATTCTAGCGCTATAGTAGCGTACTCCTCTATAGATGCTAATGTCGTATAGAACTCCTCTTCAGTTCCTCTATACCCTCTATCAACTGCACGTCTCCACGGATCTTCACCATTCTTCACTGTAAACCAAGCTAATGGAAACTCTTCGTTAGCATCTGCATAAAACGTATATGTATCCAGTTCTCCTGCAGTACTAAAGTCTCCTTCAGAGTCTGTAGTACTTGTACCCTTCATATGGTGTACCCCTACTCCTTGAGGACCCCTTGGCCCATCTGACCCCATCGGTCCAGGTGTAGTACTTTTAAATTCTTCCGAGTGTAGACTTATATAATCTGCTGCACCTTTATCAATTAACTTTTTTAAATTTCCTGCTATTTTTACCATTACCACTCCTGTACTGGGAATCTTTCACCCATTGTAGGACCTTCTTCATATCCAATTACCTCATACATCAGATTAGCATCTGCATCCATACTGAACTCTATTATAGGTATCATACCATTTAATCCATTGATACCGTTGCTCCCATCTTTACCGTTCAATCCATCTTTACCTTTAGGCCCAGTCAACCCTCTTAACCCTTGCGGTCCTATAGGCCCTATAGGCCCTATTGGTCCTACTAATCCTTGGTCACCCTTATCACCTTTCTCTACTGTTACTGTCAGTATTTTATTAATCGGGTCCCAACTAGGTACAGTTCCAATCACTACAGTTATTCCTGTAAAGTCTTGTGCATTCTCTAACTCTTGTATCAACCCTGTTATATCCATACCAGCTACCAATTCAATCTCTGGTAACTTATTCTTTACAGCTATTACTGCATCATATCTACTATCAATCTCTCTATTAATAGCTAATACATTATTCCCTAGTGTACTTGCTCTCATTACACAAATCCTCTCATACTTATTCTATGATTCATAAACATATCATTATTATTTGTGAATCCTTTTACCAACACATTATTACAACTAGCCTCGAATCTTTGATACCATACACTTCCTTCTCCTTGACCTTCAGCACTAATACTACTGTTAGCTTTCCATCCAATATACGCTAATAGTGCATCAATCATCTGTGGAGGCATATTTATTGTAGCATCCATATCCGCCTCTGTGTACCACTTATCCGGTGTTGCTGCATATATAATACTAACATACGCACCAGTCACACTTAACGGAACCTGTATCTTATTCCATCCCACTGTATTTATGCTAAGTGGGTTATCCTCTTCATTTACAGGCAGTACATTAACTTCTTCAACACTATCCATACTTACTTCACCATAAGCAGCTACTATCCACATAAAGCCATCAGGAGCAGTATAGTAGCTAACATCATCCTCTAATGCAATTACCCACTCTTCTACTCTTAATGTAAACCTCTTATATAATTCCAGCAACCCTAGGTTTATGAATCCTAGTATCGATGAATCTTTAGTAGCAGCAGGCAATCCATTAGCTTCACTTGACTTAGCTAACTCTATTACTTGTCTTACTGTCATTATTACCCTCTCTTACAACTTTAAACTATACTTCATTATACTACAATTAAACTTTCATACACCTTAAAATACAGTACTCCCACCGTACTCATCACCATCATCATCTTCCCATATCCCAGTCCACACCAGTCCACCTTCCGTGGCAACACTCTTCTCTACCACACTGTCATCACTTGGAGCAAACAATTCCATCTCACTTAACTGATTTAAGGTATCTATAGCATCATCATGCTTAAGAGAAGCCACACCACCAGCCATTGTGAACTTACTTAGCTCATTAACCATTTCCTCTACTAATTCAAACAACCTATAATTACTAGTCTTCACTATATCTGGTTTAGGAAACCATACTTTCCCTTGTTTAAACTTCGGCTGTACTCCCGTAACGAATCTATGCACCTTATCTTTGGTTGGTCTTATTCCCGGATCCTTACTTCCAGGTTTCTTTGCAAATTGGAACCATACATTCCTTTGAAGCTTCATCTCTTCTATTATGCTAAGGAACCCACCTTGTTGTCCACTACTTTCTATACCTACACTCAACGGTTTCCACTTCTTTACATACCCGAATAAGTCCTCTATATTATCTTGCATAGTCTGCCTCTTACATTGCCCATCAACTAACAACCAATCATTATTATAACTAATCGCCCATACCGCTATAGTACTATAATCTGCACTCTTCTTTGTACTAGTTGCAAAGTCAGTACTTATATAGAAGTTATACGCATGCTTATTAGCTAACACTATAGATGGATCATACCATTTTATATCATCCTCTTCTACTAACAGTGTACTAAGGTCTACTATCTCTAGCATATACTCTTGTGCGAAATCCTGTTCTTTACCCGATTCCTTGTACATGTTATATTTAGCTCTCACTGCTTCATACGGAAACCTATCACTCCATGCCCCTACAAACTCTTCTTCACTACATGGAAACTTTTCACATATAGGAAACCTATGTACCACCCATTCTTTATTATGACTTAGTTGGTGTATTAAGTCTCTTTCACTTATAGGAGTACCAATAAAAAATACCTTATATCTAGTAGGATGTAGTGCAGGTATTATACTCTTATAGAAGTTATCATTTATTGTATTCTGTATAGCTTCAGACGTCTTAGCTTCATTGGTAGTAATGTCATCTAATATAATTACACTCGGTCTTAAGTTCTTATACCTAACTCCCCTTATATTGGTACTAGCTCCAAACCCTTTTAGATACAACTCTTTACCATCTGCATTAACTAACTCCATTTCAGCATCAGTCTTTCTTTTTATTACTAGCATTTGCTGTAGTAACTCTGATCTATCTATCTTAGCTAATACATTCCTAAAAAAGTTCTTTACACCATTTTCAGCACTATCTCCAATAAAAGCGATAAACCCTACTTCACCAAACCCTGGCAACTCTCCTAATACTGCTGTATACAGAACTAACCATTCCATTAATGTACTTTTTGCACTTCCCCTAAAACTCTCTATAAGTATTTGTTTATCTTTACTAAAATACTTATCACCCAATTTATAATGTATCTCTGCATTAGCATTATCTTCTATACCGCATGCCCTTATAAACGCTATAAACCTTAACGACTCGTCACTCGGCACATACTTCATACTTGCCATATTCCCTCCTATATTCTCTATACTCATTTATCCTCCTTACTAATTCCACTCTCTTCATAGTATACACATTCCATTCACTTCTAGTCCAAAACCATTTAGGCAAACAATACGCAAATTCTAATTCATCCAACTCTACTAACGGATCCTCATATATATTATCAAATGATATCTTCATACATTTGTACCAACTCATCCAACTCTATCTCATGAAAGAATTCTGTATGTCCACCGAACTCCTTCTCAAATACATATTTATACTCAGCTAACTGTTTATGCATTTGCGCTTCCTTATTATACACATCTTCTGTAGTCTTAAACCTCTTAGGGTAACAATATGGGAAGTATCTATAACTAACCCAGAATCCTGTTAATATCTCACTAACCCTATCTTCTATCTTAGCCCTTTGAGTAACTCCAACCTTATACACTTCCTTACCACACTCTAATCTTATTATAAGTATATATAATATACCACTTCCAGACTTACTAGGATTACTTATGCTGAGTAGTCGCATGCCTCTGCCCATTCTTCAATACTGTATACATTATTCGTATACTCTAAACACTTCTTCAACAATTCTTGTGTTAGCTCACCTTCCACTAATATAGCCATTACAATTCCATCAATTTCATCTAACTTATCTACAACTTCTGCTTCACCATTAATATACTTCACTATCATACTATCTCCGCCTCTTCTATATTTTCTTTAGGCTTTAACGCCCCGAACGTATTCAGATCTGTCACACCTGCTTCCAGTAACTTCTTCTGCCTTACTGCTACTTCAGCTAACTGTTCAGATAAGTTAGTTACCGCACTATTCTCTTTAACACCTATATCAATTTCTAATTTGGCCGTAGTACTTGCTGTATGTAATAGCAACTTATCAGCAGCATTAATCTTATCTCTATCTAACTTCCCATTAGTCATTACTTCAGCTAACACCCCTAATGCCTTATACCTCCACCCCATAAACATTATGTCTAACGGAGCCTGACTCATTGTTAACAGCTCTACTACTAGCTTACTTCTTCTATACCTAGAAGCAGCACTACTTAGTTCATTATATTTTACAGATCCTGGTTCCGCATCTAATCTCTCTTTTACAAAGTCTCTATATGAGAATACCTTCTTAAAAGCTTCTGTAAAGTTATCATCTAACGTCATTAAGTACGCACAGAATTTTACAGCATTTGCAAACTCTTTTATACTAGCCCTATTGTTCAACATAACATTCTCATATGTTGTCATTGTTTGCAGTAAACTCTCCCCTTGGAATTCAGGGTCTCTCGCAGCTTCATTTATTATTTGAACTAACTCATCCGTTACCGTATTCTTTCTACTTGGTAACGCTTTTTGTATGTCATCTTTTGTCACAGTCTTTACTATCATCGTATCTCCATTTTATGTTGTATGTTTTTATACTTTATAATACTTAATTTAACCTTACATACGCCTTAAACGCAAAAAGCCCCAGGTCATTACAACCCAGGGCTTATCTATATGTACATGTTAGCAGGTACTTATATCCTCTCACGACTATTTCCTGCTTATATGAAATTATAACTAACAGTACCTTAATCTTCTATTAATCCTACTCAACTATTCCTTTAGCTAACTCTTCTACATACTTGAAATATTTATCCATATCCTTAGACTTCATACTTCTTTCTATCCTATACTCTAATGGTCGTTTACCGCCTATCCTTACACCTCTAAAAGCTGCACGCATATTGTCATATATAGGATACACCTTTTCCATCATACCTCTACTGAATACTATCTTTCCTATTTCATTTTCCATTCTCTTCTCCTATCATCTCTAACCTTACAGCTATATATTTTCTACTATCATCTGAGCTTAACTCCTTATACAACTTAGCTATCTTTAACATCTTCTCCATATCCTTTTCATTAGGAACAACTCCATACACATTCCTATCTAATATCTTATCATAATAATATCTAGTCAATTCCTCATTCATTATCATCTCCTTTATTAGTTAGCTCATTCCATAACTTATTTGCAGCAGCATATCCACTAACAGGTAGCAGTAGGTTAGGATTTATTAAATACTTACCACGTTTTACTCTTGTTATTATTCCAACATACTCCATATGCTTATAATTCTTTTCCAAAGCTTTAGCTAGATATGGTGTATAATTAGCATCTTTAGATGGAACTACTATATTAGTTTCTATTTCTCTATTCCTTACATTACTATTATACATATCCCTAAAGAACTTAAACAATCTTAACTCCGCTTGATTCAACTCAGCACATATGTCTATAAAATCCATGCTAACTCCAACCCTATTACTCATCCCATTACCTACCATATTCCATGGAGGCATAGGTTCCTTTACCACCTTCTTCCGACTTATCTCTATCAATTCACCATCTGCTAACTCTATACCACTTAGCTCTTCTTTAGTTATTACCACCTGAACTAACCTCCCACCTTATTATTTCCACAATTATACCTCCTGATTACTTACATTCCACTTAATACCTCCCACCTTCAGGTACTATCTTAGCTAACACCACACATCCTTAGGAGCTTATACTACTTGCGTTACCACCCAGAAGGTTTCCGCCTATATTTATTATATAATAGAAGAACCTCGATTTCATGGTACTTGGAGGCACTTTCTACCACCTACCATGTTAGGAGGTATCTCGAAAATCTACCTCCCTGGATGTTAGGAGGTTACGTAACTTAATTATAGCTTAAGCTCATGTAGGAAAATTTTTTATTTTGTAACGGGGTAGTATTACCTCCAGCTCACCTTTATTGTCGGGATACCCCCCGCCTACTTGACCAATAGAGACTCCTTTATCTTACGGTTCAACCTTCTGCTTACTTTACTTATCATCATACGCTTATAACTTTACTTCTTTATGTGTGGGCTAATGCAGAGCCATCAATCTGTAAATTAATATTTGGAGTTATCAATGTCTACTACAATAGATACTGCTAAGGTAAGACTGTACCTTACAAAGTTATTCAGTCAAGTTATTTCAGAAGATGAAATTAATAATAATAGAAGAAGAGCGTTTGCTACTATAGCTAACTATACTTCTCCAGCTACAGGACAAACTGTAGGTTCAGTTCTAACTGATGAACAAATAGGTGATGTATTAAACTCTGTTAGGGATTATCATATTAACAAAAGAATTCAAGCAGTTGCTAAAAGAATTCAAGATGAAACAGGAGGGTTCTAATATGGAAGCATTAGGATTATCATTACCAGTTGTTATTCTAACAATATTCATATTGTTTAGATTCAGTAAAGCATTATCATCAGTAGCAGGTGCTGTAGATGATAAAGTTAGTGCAGTTGCTGTAGAAATCAAAGCATCTACAGTTAAAGATTTAGCCGAGCTAGAGATTACAGATGATGAAATTAAGAAAGCAACTAGCAACATTACTACTCTTAAAGCAGTGAAGTTCTAGTATAGTAACCTTCGGGTTACTTATTTTTTCCACACTTCCACATTACACACTTTCCACACTCTTCGATAGTTTGGATTACCTTTGCCATTACATACACACTTTGTCGATAGTCTTTCCACACCCTGTCGGATTCGATATTCTTCCATTTGTCGATATACTATCATACTATATTTATTTTATATCTTCGTGTGTGGTAATCATTAATTGATTAATATGTGTGTAATTTGTATTTCCTTCAGCAGGAGGAAAGAACCTAACAAACAAAGGAGCAACTATGATAGAACTTTTGGTACTCATTGCAGGAGTAATCGGACTTATCAGATTCAACAAAGCAATGAATAACGCAGCTAGTGCGCTTGAGAGCAAATCTAGTGCATGGACATATTCCATAAAATCAGAAGCACTAAAAGACATCTCAGAAATTAAAGTAGAAGAACATACAGTTCAACAAGCTAACGAAGTCATCGATCGAATCGACAAACTCAAAATCTAATGGAAACAAAAATCCAAAGACTAGTAGCCAATGGACTTACTAGAATAAAAGCCATAGCTCTAATTGAGAGAAGAGCAAAAAGACTAAAATCAGGTGTTAGATCAACATTGAATCTAAGAACAGGACACTGGATACTACCAGTAAATGAATAAGGAACAAACTATGACAAAGCTAGAACAATTAAGAGAACAAGCAAAAGCTAAAACAATGGAAGCTATTAACATTGCTAGAGAGAAAGCAGAAACAAATAGACTTCAAGCCATTATCAATGGGAACTTAGCTTCAATCATCGCTAAACAAGAAGTAGCAGCAGACACTAGCAACAAGCTTAAATCATTAGAAGAGCAATGCGTACAATTAGTACAAGCACTTCCAGTATACTCTAAAGCTACAAGAGAACTTAGAAAATTCAACCCATCAAGAGTATACGGATTCGGTAATCAAATAGCATCTTTAGTAGGAATCCTATCTGGAATCCAATATAGTGCAACGGAACATAGAATGCAACTTCTAGAATTAACAAACCTAAATGAACAAATCATTGAAGACACATTAGACGCATTTGGTTCACCAGCATACTTTAGTACTAATTACAATACTATAGTTCCTGAAAGACCATATGACCACGCTAAAGCATTAGAATGCATCAAAACACTAGAATACTTACTTGACATTAGCGTAGACACAAGCAAAGTTACAGAAGCTACTATGAAAGCTAACTTTGAATTAGCTAGACTTAGAGCAGAAACAGCTATGAGCAACTATTCTGTAGCAGTAGCTACTAAAACAATCAAAGTGGAAGACTAACAATCTTCCGCTAATTTATATGGAGAACACATGAGACAATTACTACTAGAAGGTATCCTAACATTACCTTCTTATAAAGCCTTTCACGATATCATAGGTGATGACGCCATCATAGCAGACAATATGTTTAAAGCGCTATGGCAAAACTACCTCAAAGACAAAGGAAGCATATCACTTCCATACTGGGCAGATAAGTTCAGTACAGCAGAACACTTCAATATAGTACTCAAATCCTTATCAGAAAGTGGATGGATAACATCACATTCAATACCAGCACGTAACTGGGCAGAGGCTAACCTTAACGAAAGCAAGCTACTTAAATACTGCACGATAGACGAGCTTGAAAGCGTAAGAGCATCTAAAAAGTTCCTACACTATACACTTAAAGAATCTGAATCATCTAAAACACGAGCTACTAAACTAAATGGTCGTGTACAAGATACAGGGTTAGTTAGGGAAGGAGCCATGAAAGCAGGCAATACTTGCTTTAGTTACGATAAAAAGTATATGGAACTATACAAAGATACTATCCAATTAGAACTAACTAAATCTATGGATAAGATCATAGCCCTTATAGCATCATTAGGAGGTTCTGTTAGAAATGACAGATCATCATACGATACAATATCAATAGCAGTTATGGACTACTACCTTAACAGCTCTGAAACATATACAAGAGGTCATAGCTACAATGACAGTAGAGGTAGAGCCATCAGTGAATCCCTATCAAAAATAGGTAATCCAATTAGCAATAAAACATTCAGAGCACTACTTGTAATAGAGTAGTGTTCAATTTATACGGAGCATAAATGAAATCAACATATAAACAGTCTAGAATACTTAATAGACACGGCTTAAGAGCAGTTTTCCTATCTATAGCAGAGCTCAATGGCTATAAAACAGGAACAATTAAAGGTAAACTACATTATGGAGTACAATGCTGGCTATCAACTAAAAGTCACGAACTTGACCCAATCAACTCAGAATCAGATAGAGCAGAAGTACACGAGAATATTTGGCTAGAGCGTTTATACGATAGTCTAGACAACCACTTCAATATATTAGCACAATCCATCAAAACTAAGGCACTAACAGAGCGATCAGCTCTTAAATACATCTTCAGTAAACACAAAGATGCAACACATGAGTGGAATGTACCAATAGAATTAGATGCTACAGCGTTAACAACATCGGCGCTGTAGGGTAAAATAAACCCATTGAATTGCTGGAACGCTAACCCTGAAAAGGTATGCCAATCAGCAGCGAAGCCTCAATTGAGGAACGTTCAGAGACTATTCCGTAAGGAAGTAGGTTACAAGTGTAATCGAAGCGGTGGGCACTCTAAAGAGTGATGATATAGTCCAATCTTATAGGAAACTATAAGCAGTTTATAAGCATAGTACCAGATAAAATCCTTAGCGCAGGTTGGGACTTTGGACTTATAGACGGGCAAGACATAACGAATCTTGCTGAATAATACGCGATGTTACAGTGGAATGGTGTACTATTAGGAGACGAAAGACTACTACTTAAAACTAATGTACTAGTTAATAACGGAGTACTTAATGATGCATGGTCGCTAGACGGAATGGCACGAACACAATTCAAATGGGCAGCTACTCCTAGACTGTACGGTTCATCTAGAGCTTGTCACGAATTATGGCAAGCTAAAAAGGTTAAGTACACTATAGAACAAGTTAACTTATTCAACAAAGAAATATCAGCAGGAGCTTTAGGTGTAGCAGACGCATTCAAAGACTTCTTAATCAATAACTGCAAGCCACAAGCTACTATGACAGTTAAAATCTTCAACGAAGAATTCAAAATCGAGTGTAACAGATACTCAAATATAGGAGACTTAACAACTCTATACGA